TATCCAACGATGATGTAGAAGCTAACGGAGGAGAATTATCCTCTGAGGCAGAAACATTTGTAGCATCTATCGTTCCACACTCAGAAGATGGAACAGCTTGGAAACAAACTTCATACAACAATAATTTTAGAAAGCAATATTCAGGTATAGGTTATACCTATGATGCAAGTAAAGATAAATTTATTTCACCACAACCTTATCCTTCTTGGTCATTAGATTCTAACGATGATTGGCAGGCACCAGTTACCTATCCAACAGTTACAGAAATAGATTCAGAACCAGTCCTAATTACTTGGGATGAAGATAATCAAAAATGGCTAGGAGCAACCTATACTGGTGATCCAATAGTTACAACCAATTACGAATGGGATGCTACTAATCTGCAATGGAATGAGGTCTAATCATGGCTAGTTCTAATGGTGGGATAGTTGGTGTCGATAATCCAGTTCAAGTTCAAGCAGAACAAGTTACAACTTTTAATTCTACTGGTACTTTAACAACTCAACCTCTCACATCACAGGTGCAATATGTAATTGTAGCAGGTGGCGGTGCAGGTAGTGGGGGAGTTGGAGGCGGAGGCGGAGCAGGAGGATATCGTTCCTCTGTTCCTGGAGAAAACTCAGGTGGTGGTGCAAGTGCCGAATCTCTACATCCAGTTTCAGGTAATTCACCTTATCCAGTAGTGGTTGGTGCAGGTGGTGTAAGAGGAGCCACTGAAGGCACGACTGGCACTAATGGCAGTAATTCATCTTTTGATACTGTTACCTCTACAGGTGGCGGAGTAGGTGGAGGATTTGCTGGAGCAACAGCCTCACCAGGAGGCTCAGGCGGTGGCGGTGCTAATACTACAGGAACAGCTAATCAGGGATATGGCGGTGTCGGAGGTGTTAATGTCCCAGGCGTATTTTATAGAAATGGCGGAGGTGGAGGAGCATCCGCAGCAGGAGCTTGCGATACTCCAGCTAGTCCACCAGCTCCACCCTATATTGGTGCACCAGGAGGAGCAGGAGTAACCACAGCTATTACAGGAACACCACAAACTCTTGGCGGTGGTGGTGGCGGAGGTCACTACACAACACTTCCAGGCAATATACAAGGAACTGGTGGTGCAGGCGGTGGCGGAAATGGTAACGCATTACCAGGAGCACCCCCACAACCAGGACAACCAGGGAATGCTGGAACTGCTAATACTGGCGGTGGCGGAGGCGGAGGCTCAGGTAATCTAGGTCTTGGCGGAAATGGTGGATCAGGAAAAGTTATTATTAAAGAGCCAGCATTAACCATAGCTTCAGGAATGTGGAGCATGGATGCAGTTTATGACAATGTAAGTGCGGGGACATGGACAAATGCCTAGATTAATCGGAGCAGCACAAACAGTTCAACAACAAGCTGAACAAATAACTACATTTAACTCAACTGGTACTTTAACAACCCAACCTCTCACATCACAGGTTCAATATGTAATTGTAGCTGGTGGTGGTGCAGGAGGCGGTGGTATCGGTGGAGGCGGTGGGGCTGGAGGATATCGTTCTTCAGTTCCAGGCGAATCTTCAGGTGGAGGAGCTAGTGCTGAAAGTTTAGCTCCCGTAAGCGGTGCTTCACCTTACCCAGTAGTAGTTGGTGGCGGTGGAACAAAAGGTGCAACTGAAGATACTAAAGGCACACCTGGAAGCAATTCATCTGCTGTCGGTATTACTTCAACCGCAGGAGGGGTAGGTGGTTCTGCGGCAGTCAAAAACGCTACTGGTGGTGGAACAGGTGGTGATGGAGACCCTGGTGGGTCTGGCGGTGGGTCAAACCGAACTGACTCAACACCAAGTGCAGGAGCAGGAACTTCAGGACAAGGTTTTGCAGGTGGTGCAGCTGCTTCTCCTTTTTCAGGAGGAGGTGGTGGAGCATCACAAACAGGGCAAACAGCAGGTAGCACAGCACAAGGTGGCGATGGAGTAGCTTCATCAATAACTGGCTCTCCTGCTACTCGTGCAGGTGGCGGAGGTGGTGGTCATTATGGTGGCGGACCTTTCCCTGGCGGTGGAGCAGGTGGAGCAGGCGGAGGAGGACCAGGTAACCCTACTGACCCTGGAAATGGTGTGGATGGAACAGCTAACACAGGCGGAGGCGGTGGCGGAGGCTCTGGTAACTTAGGTCTTGGTGGAAATGGTGGTTCAGGTGTTGTTATCATCAAAGAACCTGAAACCACAGTAGCCTCAAGCGTTTGGGATATGAGAGTAGTATTTAGACAAGTTAAAGCTGGAACTTGGTCAAGCTAACAACCTATCTTTTGCACTAAATTTAAATTATACTGATTTCTTTGGAGAGAGAGATTGAAAAATATTTATTTTTTGTGCAGTTTGCCTAGATGTGGAAATACGTTACTTGCATCTATATTAAATCAAAATTTAAACATAACGGTTACTGCTAATTCTATAAGCGCAGATATTTTATACAGTCTTGAAAAACTGAAACAAAAAGAAATATTCCTTAATTTTCCAGATCACAAATCATTAGATAATTTAATTAAAGAGTCTTTGCATATTTATTATAAAGACCATAAAAGTAATTACATTATTGACAGAAGCGTTTGGGGTACTCCTAAAAATCTAGAGCTTATAAAAAAATATATTACCTCAAATCCAAAATTTATTATTTTAGAAAGACCTTTTATAGAGATACTAAATTCTTTTGCTAGAATAAAAAATTGGAATAAAAAAGATATAAACAATTATTGTTTTTACGAAATGACTGAAGGCATGACCGCTAGATGTTCTTATGCTATATACAACATAATTCAAAGCAATAGCGATTACATAAGAATTGATTATGATGATTTAACAACAAACCCTGAAAAAAATATAAATCGTATTTACAAATTTTTAAATATTCCAAAACATAAACATAGATATGTTGATATGGATCAATTAAATATTAACAATATTAAGTATGATGATAGCGTTTTAGATGGAATACATCATGATGTAAAAGAAGATAAAGTAAAGAAAAAAAATTATGATTTAAATATGTATTTAACTGAGTCAATTATAAACAAATATAAAAATGTATCTTTAGAAAGTTTGGGTAAGGCAATTTTTAATAACGAGGTATTGTTTTGAATCTTAAATGGTACTACTGGTATTTTCAATCAGCCATACCTGCGAGAATATGTGATGACATAATTCGTTATGGCAAAGAGCAAAACAAAGAAATAGCTCTTACAGGTAGTGCTAACCTTGATAATATTTCTAAACTAGAGCTTAAAAATATTCAAAAAAAACGTAAGTCTGATATTGTTTGGATGTCAGATAGATGGATATACAAAGAAATACAACCTTACATCCATCAAGCAAATGCTAACGCTGGTTGGAATTTTGAATGGGATTTTAGCGAGGCTTGTCAGTTTACCGAATACAAGAAAGGTCAGTTTTACGATTGGCATTGCGACTCTTACGAAGAACCTTATAACAATCCTGAAAATCAAAATATGCATGGCAAGTTAAGAAAACTTAGCATGACTGTATGTTTGAGTGATTCTAGTGAATATCAAGGTGGTGATTTAGAGTTTGATTTTAGAAACACAGACGAAGGTTCTCAACCAAGAGTATGCGAAGAAATTAGAGAGAAAGGCAGCGTTATTGTCTTTCCGTCTTTTGTTTGGCATAGAGTTACACCTGTAACCAAAGGTATAAGACACTCTTTAGTGTGTTGGAATTTAGGATATCCTTTTAAATGATAAAAGAATTAAAAAATCCACTTACCGATAATTATAAATATTTAAAAAATATTATATTAACAAAAAAAATAGCTTGGTATTACCATAACAAAACCAACCTTTCAAAAGATCAAGATATTGATTTTTTTAGTCATGCACTTTTAAGTAGGCCGCAACACGAAAATAATGGAATCCAAGTTCCTGCTGTTAGCTCTCCTAATTCTATATATTTTGAAAAATGTTATTTTATATTAAAAGAAATATTAGATTTTAATAATATAAATTTTGACGTTGTTTATAGGATGAATCTTAATTTAACTTTACATAACACTTTAAAAGAAAGTTTGCCTCATACAGATTTAAACCTGCCTCACAAAGTTTTAATTATTTACCTAAACAAATTTAAAAATGGAAAAACAATAGTTTTAGATAAAAATAATAAAAAGTTTTATTCAAACCCAAAAGAAGATGGAGTAATTGTTTTTGATGGTAAGCTGTTGCATTATCATGAAACTCCTGAACTGCATGAAAAAAGATTTGTGATGGTTGCAAACTTTCAATAGGAGAAAATAATGAGCTTTAAGAAAAATAAATACCAAGTTATTAAAAACGCCATATCAACAGAGTTAGCAGATTTTTGTTATCAATACTTTTTAAATAAACGAGCAGTAGCAAGACATTTGTTTGATGAAAAGTATATATCACAATTTACTGAATACTTTGGAGTTTGGAACGATCAACAAATACCTGAAACTTATTCGCATTATAGCGATATCGTAATGGAAACTTTATTGCAAAAAGTTAAACCTATTATGGAAAAAGAATCAGGCGTAAAACTAACTGAAACCTATTCATATGCAAGAATCTATAAAAAAGGTGATGAGTTAAAAAGACATAAAGATAGATACTCTTGCGAAATATCTACAACTATGAATCTAGGTGGTGATGATTGGCCTATATTACTAG